GCATCCTCTTTGCGAGGTCTGCGAAAAGGAAGGTAAATTTATTCCCGCACAAGAGGTACATCACATCGTACCGATTTCCAAGGGTGGCACACACGCCAGAGATAACCTTCAGTCGCTGTGTCGTTCCTGCCACAACAAAATCCATCACGAACTTGGGGACCGGTAGGGGGGTAAAAATCTCCGGGAGTAAATATATCGGGCAACGGCCCGGGGCTTCGTGCGCGAAATCGCAAAAGTTTTCAGGGGAATAGGTCCCTGGAGAAAGTGAGGTGTAAATTCTATGGGCCAAAGAGGACCCAAACCCGGCTCCGGCGGCAGACCGAAAAAAGCTATCGCCGACAAAATTGCGGATGGCAACCCCGGAAAGCGACCGTTGACTGTCATTGATTTCAAAGACAGCGCAGCTGACCTGGAAGGTCAGGCTATGCCCAAGCCTTCCGAGTTCCTTTCCGCAAAGCAGAAAGACGGCTCCACGCTTTGTGCTGGAGCAATTTACGAGAATGTGTGGAAATGGCTATCTGCACGAGGCTGTTCCGCATTAGTCTCTCCGCAGCTGATTGAGCGTTATGCTATGGCAAGCGCCCGATGGATTCAGTGCGAAACCATTACCAGTGAGCTGGGCTTCCTGGCAAAGCATCCCACCACGGGTGCAGCGATCCAGTCACCCTATGTGGCTATCGCAAACACATACATGACCCAGGCCAATCGTCTGTGGTCAGAAATCTTCCAAATCGTCAAAGAGAATTGTACCGGAGAGTATTCCGGTGCCAATCCCCAGGATGATGTTATGGAGCGGTTACTCCGTGCAAGGAACGGTGGTAGATAAATATGCCACAGAAGACAGTATTGGTAGCCATCGACTCCATACGTCCGTATGAGAAAAATCCCAGGGATAACCAACGGTCCATCGATAAGGTGGCCAAAAGCATCCAGGACTTCGGCTTTTTACAGCCTATAGTGTGCGATGCCAACGGCGTGATTCTTGCCGGCCATACCCGTTACGCAGCTGCAAAGAAAATCGGCTTAACACAGGTGCCGGTTCTCTATGCCTCAGATCTTACACCGACCCAGGCCAAGGCGTACCGTCTGGCTGATAACAAGGTCGGTGAGGACTCCCGATGGGTGTCTGATTTTCTTGTTGGAGAAATCGAAGCCATCAACGCCGCCGACCTGGAGATCGATATGTGTGCATTTGGCTTTGACACTCCGAGCGAAACCAAACGCTACAAGAGTTGGGAAAACCTGGGACATCGGTGCGGCTTCAAAAAGAAAATCACAGTTCGTACCCAGGGTGGTTATTTCTATACGAGTTTTTTCTCAAGCGGAAAGGAAGGTCGCCCTCTCGAAGAAATAAAGGCAGACCCCTCGTTAGTGGAGCCATTTGCGTATAGTCTGTGCGACTACATTCACAGGACGCTCGGCGGCAACTTGGCTGCAGCCGGGTGGTGCATTTGCACCACACCTCGGAGGCGGCATAAGACCGGATTCCATTTCTCTACAGCTATCTGCGAGGTGGCTGCGCAGGAACTGGGAATCCCGTTTTATCCAGATGCCATTGAGTCTCATAGCCGTGACCGCTTCCACCCAGATTTTTCCCTTGTCAAGAATCCAAAAGAACCCAATGTAATCCTTTACGACGACATCCTCACCACTGGGCTAACCATGCGAGACTCCCGGCAGCTTCTTTTGGATTGCGGTCACATCGTATTGCCCATAGTGGCAATCAACAACTGATAAATGGAGGAAATGTAAATGTTTGAAAAAGTAAATCCCGAACACCCCGACAAGATTGCTGACCGCATCGCAGGCGCAATTGTCGATTTGGCTTATGCCGCCCAGGAAAAACCCAAAATTGCCGTAGAGGTGCTTATCGGCCACGGCGTTTGCCATGCGGTCATTGAGACCTCCGCTCCCCTCCGGGAGGTAGACATTGCCAAAGCCATCTATCGTCTCGGTGGCAACATCCGTGCGGACATCGTGATTGTTCCCCAGGATGCCCACCTGGCTCGTAACCAGGAGGATACCATCCGCTGCGGCGACAATGGCATTTTTAAGGGTATGCCCGTCACCGAGGAGCAGTGGAAACTGTCCGCGCTTGCACGAGACCTTTTCACTGTCTGTCCTTATGACGGCAAGTACATCATCGACGGCAACAAGGTGACCATCTGCCAGAGCAACATTGCCACCAGGGTCCTTCAGCGTCTGTACCCCTCTGCGAAGGTCAATCCCTTGGGTGACTGGACTGGCGGCCCCGATGTAGATACCGGAGCAACTAACCGGAAGCTGGGCAGCGATATGGCTGACTCGGTTACAGGCGGCGGTCTGCACGGCAAGGATCTGAGCAAGGCTGATGTCAGCGTAAATATTTATGCCTGGATGAAAGCCCAGGCAACAGGCAAGCCTGTGGAACTCTGCTGCGCAATCGGCGACGAGACCGTGGACGGCATCCCTTATTCTGACATCGTGGAAACAGCGAGAGAATTCATCCGCTCCCGTGGCGGCTTTGAAAAATTCGCTGAGTGGGGCCTGGTATGATTTTTGAAAAGAAGCATACGGCAGACCTTCTGCCTGCGGATTATAACCCTCGAAAAGACCTCAAGCCCGGCGACCTGGAATATGAGAAGCTGAAGAGGTCCATTGAGCAGTTTGGGTATGTGGAGCCGGTAATCTGGAACAAGACCACCGGCCGTGTGGTCGGCGGTCATCAGCGTCTGAAGGTGCTGATTGATATGGGTATCACAGAAATCGACTGCGTGGTTGTGGAGATGGACGAGGCCAAGGAAAAGGCACTCAACATCGCCCTGAATAAGATTTCCGGTGACTGGGACAAGGACAAGCTGGCTCTGCTGATTGCTGACCTGCAGGGTGAGGATTTTGATGTGTCTCTGACTGGTTTTGACCCTGCAGAAATCGACGACCTGTTTAAGGATACCCTCCAGGACGGCATCAAGGATGAAGATTTCGATGTGGAGGAGGAACTCCAAAAGCCTACCGTCACCCAGCCCGGTGATATTTGGTCCCTGGGCAGGCATCGCCTCATCTGCGGCGACAGTACCAAAGCAGATACCTTCGCCCAGCTGATGGCAGGCGTGAAGGCAAACTTGGTTATTACCGACCCTCCCTACAATGTCAACTATGAGGGATCTGCCGGGAAAATCAAAAATGACAATATGGAAAATGATGCGTTCTATCAGTTCCTGCTGGATGCCTTCACCAACACAGAGGGTGCCATGGCGGATGACGCATCTATCTATGTTTTCCATGCTGATACCGAAGGGCTGAATTTCCGCAGGGCATTTGCCGATGCGGGATTTTATTTATCCGGCTGTTGCATCTGGAAAAAGCAGTCCTTGGTGTTGGGTCGCAGTCCCTATCAGTGGCAGCACGAGCCTGTGCTGTACGGTTGGAAGAAGAAGGGAAAGCATCAGTGGTACACCGGCCGGAAGGAGTCAACCATTTGGGAATTCGATAAGCCCAAGAAAAACGGCGACCATCCGACCATGAAACCTATCCCACTCCTGGCGTATCCCATTATGAACTCTTCCATGAGCAATACCGTGGTACTGGACCCCTTCGGCGGGTCCGGCAGCACGCTGATTGCCTGTGAGCAGTCTGACCGCATTTGCTATACCGTGGAACTGGACGAAAAGTTCTGCGATGTTATCGTGAAGCGGTACATTGAGCAGGTCGGCAGCGCAGACGGTGTCACCGTGCAGCGTGATGGTCTGACCTACAAATACTCCGAATTGGAGGTACAGCATGAGTAATCTAACCCTGGGCAGTTTGTTTGACGGCTCCGGTGGTTTCCCCTTGGGCGGCTTGATTTCCGGCATCACACCTGTGTGGGCATCAGAAATCGAGCCGTTTCCTATTCGAGTGACTACCAAGCGGCTGCCTTTTATGAAACATTACGGTGACATCTCCCAGATGGATGGCGGGAAGGTGGAGCCGGTAGACATTATCTGTTTTGGCTCACCCTGCACCGATATGTCCGTTGCCGGACTCCGTGCCGGGTTGGGCGGCAAGCAGTCTGTCCTTTTTTATGAAGCCATCCGCATTATCAAAGAAATGAGGTGTGCCACCAATGGCAAATACCCCCGCTGGATATGTTGGGAGAACGTCCCCGGCGCTTTCTCCTCAAATGCCGGACACGACTTCCAGGCAGTCCTCGAAGCGGTCATCGGCATCGTTGAGCCGGAAACCCAGGTGCCTATGCCTGAGAAAAACAAATGGCCCGAAGCCGACATCTACATGGGAGACGGATGGAGCGTTGCTTACCGAACTCTCGACGCTCAATTTTGGGGCTTGGCCCAACGCAGAAAACGCATCTTCCTTATCGGCGATCTTACAGGTCAATGTGCCGGAGCGGTACTATTTAAGTCCGAAGGCTTGTCAGGGTATTCTGCGGAGGGCTTCCGCGCGTGGCAAAGAACTGCCGGATGTACTGAAGAAAGCGTTGGAGCGACAGGCTTCGGTCTAGACGGATACAACGGTGCCATTTCTGATACCGCTGCCACCTTGGGTGTGAACTGCGGTATGAGTACCGGCCGGAACGGTGTGGTGCTGAACGACCAAGGCGGCAATCGTATGGATGTCACCCATGACATTGCTTGCACCCTCCGGGCAGAGGCACACCATCCTCCCGTCGTGTTGGACGAGGCTCCGGCTGTCTATGAGAACCATAGCCAGGATACCCGGTATGTGGGTCCACTGGCTGTCGCACCCACTGTGGCGGCAACCTATGGAACTGGCGGTAACAATCAGCCTTTCGTCATACGGGATGAAGCTGCCAAAACCCTCAAAATCCGAAGTGGCTGTGAGGGCGGCGGTAAGGGTGCGCTTATCCAGGAGGATATGTCCGCCACCCTTTCCTGCAACAACGATCAGACCGTATTCGTCCCCAAGGTCTATGGCATCTGCGCCAAGGACAGCAATGCCATGAAATCTGACAATCCCCACAGCGGTTTCTATGAGGCAGAGACCACTCGCACTCTGGACGGCAACGGTGGCAATCCCACCTGCAACCAGGGCGGCGTTGCCATCGTAGAAAGCTATGCTATCCAGGGCTCCATGATTGGTCGCAAAGACAAGAACGGACCCCAGGGTGACGGCATCAACGAGGATGTTTCCTTTACCCTCAATACCGTCGACCGCCATGCCGTGGCAACCCCCACCTTCTGTTCCAGCAAGGCATCTTTCTTTACGCAGGCAGAGGAGGAACTGGCAAACACCCTGGTGGCAACGGACTATAAGGATCCTCCGGTCATCAACGGCAGCCCAGAATACACCGTCCGAAGACTGACACCCACCGAGTGTGCCAGACTGCAGGGTTTTCCCGATTGGTGGTGTTCCGGTCTTGGTACAGCAGAGCCTACCACCGAGGATCTTCGGTACTGGTACGATGTGTTTGAAACCCATCGCAAAATCGTCGGCACATCTTCCAAACCCAAATCCCTCAAGCAAATCTGCAAATGGCTGCGTGATCCTCACTCGGATGCCGCCGAATACAAAATGTGGGGTAATGGCGTAGCGTTGCCCTGCGTGGTTTTTGTGCTGTCCGGCATTGTGTTCTATACACAATCTGACCGCACATAATTCTACGCTATTTGTCGGAGAAACAACTTGCTATATGTGCAAAGTAGAGCGAATATGTGACTACCCAAATTAAAGGAGGTCACCATTATGACAGTAAAAACAAACGCACAGGGCAAGGAACGCAAGCGCCTGGTTTTGACCATCGCCAAATGGACTGGCGACCAGGTCAAATACGCCGGAGCCCCCAGTTTCGCCTACGAGGTCGGCGGCATCACCATCGACAAGGATGCCGGGATTGACTTCGGCAACGCCCTGCCGGACGAGGCCATCGACCGTCTCCTGCAGCACCTTTACGATGAGGGCTTTGAGCCGGACATGAGCATCGAAGAAGCAGCAGAGGACGGCGGCGATGAGTTCTCCGGCATCTGCATTTCTATGCCTCGGTCCCTTTTCACGGACAAGAACCTGGAAAACCTCAAGGCAATCACCGCCGCCAAGGAAAGCCTTATCAAGAAGGCTCTGGGTGCCGACAGCTTGCCCATTGAGGTTACCGACACCAAGGTGTCCTTCCCCTGGTTTCCCGGCGAACCCACCCCGGAAGAAATCAATGCCTTTGATACATTCATCTGCAAGCTGTGCGAAATGGCACGGAATCAGACCAGGGTGGTTGCCAAGGAAAAAGCTGCCGACAACGAGAAGTACGCATTCCGGTGCTTCCTACTCCGGCTGGGCTTCATCGGCGAAGAGTACAAGATGGCTCGGAAGATTCTGCTTCGGAATTTTACCGGAAGCTCCGCATTCAAATCCGGCCCCAAGGCAAAGGAGGTGGAATAAGAATGTACGGTATTTCCAGAGAAACGGTCAAGCGGCTCAAGGAGATGTACCCTCGTGGTACCCGTGTTGAACTGGTACACATGAGCGACCCCTTCAACACGAAGCTGACTCCCGGCTGCCGTGGTACGGTATCCCATGTGGATGACATTGGCACAATCCATGTAGACTGGGACTGTGGGTCCGGCCTAGGCGTTGCCTATGGCGAAGACTCCTGCAGGAAGGTGGTTGACTGATGGCACGGTGTAATATCTGCGGCAAGGAAATGCTCCGTGCCTCCGGCTGTTCTATCCGGTATGTTTTCTGCAACGGCAAGCGGCACCCCCGGCAACGCTATGGCGAGGAAGGCTGGGGCATTCCTGGTGAACGCTGTCCTGACTGCGGAGCCAAGTACGGCTACTACCACCATTGGGGCTGTGATGTAGAGCGTTGCCCTGCCTGCGGTGGGCAGATGCTCGGTTGCGAATGCGACGATGTTTACATCGAAGTTCCGGTCAGAAATGACCAGTAAACTACACATATTCCCGGCAAAACATTGTGTAGTTTATGCCGCAGATATAACTTGCTATTCTGGCAGTTTAGAGCGAATATGTGTACACCGAAAGGAAAACAACACATTTTGGAGGTACACACCATGAAGAAAATCGCAGCCTTTGAGAACGCTATTGCCAACCAGGTTAAGGACCTGCGGGCCGAGGGAATCAACCCCACCGCCTTTTGGGCCTACCGGACCAGCTGCCATTGCGGCAACGACCTCCTCGATTTCAACGAGGTCATTTGGGACGAGGACATCGAAGCCATCGCCGCCACCCTGGATGCCAACGGCATCACCGAGTTCACCATCAGCAGCACCTTCTCCGGTCTGATTAAGACCCTGGTCGCCTTTGAGAACGTTGGCTACAAGATTGCCGGCACCACCAAGGTCAACGCCAATTACACCGATTGGGCTACCGGAGAACGCGCCAAGATTGATGCCCTGCGGATGCAGAAGTAAATTTCCCCCATGCCAAGGGATGGAGCCGCAAGGCTCTGTTCCTCGTTACAGCCGTAAGGGCTGTTTTTTTATTCCCTTTTTGAGGAGGTGACCGCATATCAGAAAACTGAAAAAGTACAAGCCGACACGCTTTATGGCCAAGGGCTCCTACTACGATAAGGATGCCGCTGACTATGCGGTCGGCTTTATTGAATGCCTCTGCCATACGAAAGGTACATGGGCAAGAAAGCCTTTTGAATTGATAGATTGGCAGGAGCAGATAATCCGAGATATTTTCGGAACGCTGAAACCCAATGGCTACCGTCAGTTCAATACCGCCTATATTGAAATTCCCAAAAAGCAGGGCAAGTCAGAACTGGCTGCCGCCGTTGCTTTGCTTCTCACTTGTGGTGACGGTGAAGAACGAGCCGAGGTGTATGGCTGTGCTGCCGACCGCCAACAGGCATCCATTGTTTTCAATGTGGCGGCTGACATGGTGCGTATGTGTCCTGCCCTGGGCAAACGAGTAAAAATTCTGGATTCGCAAAAGCGGCTGATTTATATGCCCACCGGAAGTATCTACCAGGTACTGTCCGCTGACGTCGGCAACAAGCACGGTTTCAACACCCACGGCGTTGTCTTTGACGAGCTGCATACGCAGCCAAACCGAAAGCTGTTTGATGTCATGACCAAGGGCTCCGGTGATGCCCGTATGCAGCCGCTGTACTTTCTCATTACCACGGCCGGCAATGATACCAAGTCCATCTGCTACGAGATCCACCAAAAAGCCAAGGACATCATTGAAGGTCGGAAAATCGACCACACATTCTATCCGGTAATTTACGGTGCGGATGAGTCAGATGACTGGACGGACCCTAAGACCTGGAAGAAAGCAAATCCCTCTCTGGGCATTACCGTTGGCATCGACAAGGTCCGGGATGCTTGCGAGTCCGCAAAGCAGAATCCCGGCGAGGAGAATGCGTTTCGTCAGCTTCGCCTTAATCAATGGGTCAAGCAGGCGGTGCGCTGGATGCCGATGGAGAAATGGGACAGATGCGCCTTTGCCGTCAATGAGGACGACCTGGAAGGACGCATCTGCTACGGCGGTCTTGACCTGTCCTCCACAACGGATATCACAGCGTTGGTGCTGGTATTCCCGCCTACCGACGAAGACGATAAATTCATCATTCTGCCGTACTTCTGGATACCGGAAGAAAACCTGCCTCTACGGGTCCGGCGCGATCATGTGCCATACGATGTGTGGGAGCGGCAGGGTTTCCTGCAGACCACCGAAGGCAATGTCGTTCACTACGGCTTTATTGAGAAATTCATAGAGCGGTTGGGCGAACGCTTCAATATCCGAGAAATCGCATTTGACCGATGGGGTGCTGTGCAGATGGTGCAGAACCTGGAAGGTATGGGCTTTACTGTCGTTCCTTTCGGCCAGGGCTTTAAAGATATGAGTCCCCCTAGCAAGGAACTGATGAAGCTGGTGCTGGAGGGCAAAATCGTCCATAGCGGACATCCGGTACTGCGATGGATGATGGATAACATTTTTATCCGCACGGACCCGGCGGGCAACATTAAGCCGGACAAAGAAAAGTCCACGGAAAAGATTGACGGTGCGGTCGCCACTATTATGGCCCTCGACCGTGCAATCCGCTGTGGCAACGATACTGGTGCTTCGGTCTACGATGACCGGGGCATTTTTTATATCTAACTGGAGGTGACCCCTATGGGTTTATTCACAGGCATATTCCGCTCCAGGGATAAGCCTTCCAATCGCACAGCAGGCAGCGGATACACCTTTTACATGGGTGGATCTTCTTCCGGTAAGACCGTCACAGAACGCTCTGCCATGCAGATGACTGCTGTATACTCCTGCGTCCGCATCCTGGCAGAAGCTGTGGCGGGTCTGCCGTTGCACCTTTACCGCTACACCAAAGACGGCGGCAAGGAGAAGGCAATCGACCATCCGCTGTATCTGCTCCTGCACGACGAGCCGAACCC